GCATAATTTCGCACCATGACCTACCACTCCACCCGACCAGCCAAAGCCCTCACAAACGCCTTGGAGCGGCTGATGATAGCCATNNCCCCCCAAGACCTNGAGCAGAANCACGCCCTCCTGTGCGANTACCGCCGTGCCTGCGAACTGCTGGGCTACGACCCCGCCAAAGCCCAATGGGCTGGGGTTCACGAAGTGTCTGCATCCCAGTTACCCAAGGACGAAGACCATACCGTTTGCTACTACCCCCTATTAAACCCCGAAGAATGAGAAATATCACCCACCTCGTCGTGCATTGCACGGCCACCCCGAAGAACACCACCATCGCATCCATCCGCCGCCATTGGAAGGAGGGGTTAGGCTGGAAGGCCGTGGGCTACCACAAAATCATTGAGCCGAACGGGAACATCGTCACGCTTGCCACCGACGACAAGGTAACCAACGGGGTGCAGGGCCACAACGCCACGAGCCTGCATGTGTCCTACATCGGCGGGAAAGATTCCGATGACCGCACCATCCAACAACGCCAAGCCATCGCAGGGGTGCTGCTCTCTTGGTTGCAGAAGTACCCCAAGGCCCGCATTTGTGGCCATCGGGACTTCCCAGGAGTAGCCAAGGAATGCCCGCGGTTTAACGCTGAAAAGGAATACGGTTACCTGTACTTGACCGCCTCCGATACGCAGGAGGGGTGAACGAGAAACCCGTCATTAACGGGGTTTTGCAGGGATAATGCGGCAAAATTCATGCAGAGTAATCCTTTGCGGAAGGTAGCGGAATCCGCTACTTTAGGCGTACGATTTCTTCGTACAGGTCAATACAACCTATCCGCAGGAGTGAAGGTGGCGTGCAGTTGCAGTTCGGGACCTTTGTTGTCCTTGCTTGCGTTCCTGCTGGTTTCCAACTTCATCCAATATCCGCCCAAAGGCTTCGGGCCTCGTCCTCGTTCAGTGTGAAAGCCCATGTACCCGCCGTCCCATTCTTCCTTGTAAGTCGCCGTACGCAGTTGGTGAATAGGTTTTTGAAGGAGCGTTTTGGTCGAACGGTCATAGCGGTGGATGATGTTTTGGTGGTAGTAGAGTTCGTGGACATGGCCCATCCAAGTGAGGTCGTAGCCTTCGGTGCTTGCGAGGAGGCGTTGGTCTTGAATTACTCCGCGGGTCACGGGGCCTCCGCCTGCACTCCCATGAAAATAATGCGTTACGAAGTTCACTCCACGAAGGTTGTCGTGCTGCACTCGGATGTCAATCGTGCCGCCGTAGCCGCCGACCTCAACCGCTGACCCCGTGGCGTAGTTCAGCGTGCTGGCGAAGCGTTGCAGGATGTCGGTTTCTTGGTGGTGGATGATGGATGTTTCGTGGTTGCCATAGCCAACCATCAACAGGTTCTTGGCGTAGGGTGCAAACCATTCCACCGCCGTGTTGACGATGGAATCCAAGTAGCGAGCGTTGTTGTGTTCTTCTCGGATGTCTTCCTTGCTCCTGCGTGGGTCGCCCTTGCCTTGCATTAAACAAAAAAGTCACCATTGACGATGACCCCTGCGTTTCTGCGTTGTGCCTCTTTGAGATGGTTGGTCAGCAGCCCCCTATCGCAGTGTGGGTTGTCCCAGTGCAGGTCGCTGATGAGCAGAAACTCCTGCCCCGATTGGCAGGTGACTTCGTGGATGTTTCGGGAATGCTTGGTGAGTGGTAGAATCATTGCATGGCTTTTAGTGTTGCGTTCTCGGATTCAAGCGTATGGATGGTAGTTTCCAAACACTCAATCCGTTGACGCAAAACTACAAGTTCATTGCGTAATTCTGTTAACTCTTTGTTCTGGGCTTCGGCGGTTGCCTGCCACATAGCCAGCACCGCTTGGGCTTGCTTCACCTGCAACGAATCCGCCGTGAAGCGTCCCCGTGTCAGCCAAGCGACTGCACCGCCAACGATTGCGCTGACCGTGCCGATGACGGTTGTTTCCAGCAGGTTCACTACTTGTTGGGTTCGCCTTTTGATTTATCCAACGCCATCCAACCTACTGATAGAAGGGTGATTACCGAACCGATAATTTCGGTAAGTGTTGCGGTGTCAAGGATACCTTTGGCGACGAGCGTACCGCCGATGAAGGTGAGCAAGTGACGGAGCAGAGCGATGACGGCTGATTTCATNAGTGGGAGTTTTGGTTGGTCGGGGTTGGCGTTTCGGCGGTTAAATAGGCCCATAGTTGGAAGTGTGTTTATTGGGGTGATGTTGCAAATTCTTTGTAGTCAGCAGCGTATTGTTCCTCCCATCCGCTGAAAGCGTGAACCCCACAGGGTTTGGGCCACACGACAAATGCGGCAAGGTGTTCGGGGCAGGTGTCGTGGAACAGGATGTCCACGCAGACGGCTTTGTCTATCTCCCCGACTGGCACGGCGAAGTCCAGCGGGTTTAGGAATTCCCCCAGCACCTTGTCAGCGGTAGCCCCGTCGGGGAAGGCGAACTTGCGGAAGGTGGGCATTACGGAGCGGTTAGGGCTGCGAGTTCGGCGTTGGTCAGGCGGGTNGTGTAGAGGGCNGCGGNACGGATGCGGTCGTTGAGTGGGCCGTAATTTGTGTTAGACAGAACGCATTGAGCCAATGCTGTTGCAGGGTAGTCCGTTGAATTAGTCGATGTCCCAGCACTAACTCCGTCAATGTAAAGTGCGTAGTCTCCATTTTTATAGACAAGGGCTATTTTATGAACACCAAGAGCAACTGCACTACTTGTAATAATAGTAACAATAGTTCCGCTAGCCCTTCGTAGTCTTACGCTTATGGTCAAATTGGACTGCTTTAATATATTAATAAAGTCCGAAGGGTCTCCGTCATCTAAGACAAAAATAGTCCCTGCCGCTACTTGACGAATATCCACCTCCGCATAAATCGTCCCCTCCGTCTGCCCAATCGCACCGCTGACCGCTCCCGTGACCGAGATGGCATCTGCGCTTCGGCTACCGCTTGCGGCGGCGGTGGGGATGAAACTTGTGGGAACCGAACCGAGTTCTATCTGCGGGGCAGCGAAGCCGAGTTGAGTGCCGACTGCGGAGTTGGATACATCCGTAACCGACAAGGGTAATCCAAGCCGCAATACCGTCAACACATTTGTTGCGGTCATTGTGAAAGTTTCCGAACATCGAAATACATCAGTTCCATATCGTTCAACCCTTCGGATACGATTCGTGACTGGCGATGTTGCGGCGATTGACCCGCTACTAAACGACCCACTCACATCAAATCCACTTCCAAAGGATGTTTGCGTTGCACCACTTGTATTGGCTATAAATCCACCAATGGTGTATGATGCGGTTTTTTTAACTAAAAAACTTATTGTGTAAGTGCTTCCGCTTGTTAGGGTTGCGTTAATGTCAATAACCCGATGACTGCCCGCTGCAACGCCAAGATTGCTTCCACTTGCCGCAACTGTTAACGCAATACCGCTAACACCAATAACATCAATCGCCCCGCTTGTAAGGTTTGCTCCAAGCGTCCAACTCGTCGTGGTGTCAGTAGATTGCAAACAAAGGTTCGTCGCCGCAGGTTCCACCAATAACGCAGGACACCCTGCCGTTCCACCGCTTGTGTAGTAGTCCAAGCGGGGGATGCCCGATGCAACGGATTCCAACAACCCCGCAGAGTTGAACCTCGTCGCAGTCGTGTCACGGGTAACGGCGAAGTCCCCCGCCCCGCTGGTTGGGATTTGGGAGTATAGTTTCCCCGTCTTGGAACGATAGGGGACAATGAGTAAAGATGGTGCTGCGGGCATTTTAATTTAGATTATAGGTGCGCACTTGGAGGCAGTTTTCAAAAAGGGTTTCTTTGGCGGTGGCTGAATCGGCATCGCAGCGGGAGTTAAACACCGCCCAAACCGTGTCCGTCCACACGAAGAAATTGTAATCTTGGAAGGTGGCAATAAATCGGGCTTGCAGGCAATCGTTGCTTGCGGTTTCGGCAGCGGTTGCGCCGTCAGCAGATGCACGGGCGTTGTAGGCGGCCCAGTAAGGGTTGCCCGAACCGCCGAGGATGAGCGAGCGGGGATAGCCGTATCCGTAGCCTAAAAACATGGCTTAGAGGAAGGTGTAACCGATGACGCTACCCACCGATGGAGTTACCGCCGTAATCTTGCCGCCGTTCCTTCCGCTGATAACGATACCAGCAGACACGGATTTTCCCGACATGGCGTAAGCGGTCAGCAGGTTTTCGCCTCCCGAACCCGTGAGGGTCGTGAAGGTCGCAGCGGCGTTCACCACAAGGAAGTCGTAGTTCTTGCCCGAAACGGCAGCGTCCACGAATTCCATGGTTCCGCCCTGTCCGAGCATTTGTTGTAAAATTGGAGTAGGCATTGCTTGGGTTGTTTACTGTAAATGTATTTTACGAAGGAATTTCACAAACGGAGTGCGAGTACGGGATTTGGAACTGTAGCGTAGCCACCCATCCCGCCGTACGGTCATCACGGCTCTCTACAAACCTCGTAAGGCTGACGCTGGTACTTAGCGTCCACTCTTGCGTCGGGTCGTTTGTAAGGGCTGATATGAAGTCCTGTGCGATTTGCAGTTGGTCGCTCAAAACCTCGTCTTCGTTGTCCTGCCAACCCAGCGTCGGGCTTCCCGAAACCACTCCACCCATCGTGGCAATGGATTCAAGACGGTCAGAGAAATATACACCAACCACCAAATTAAGAGTGCCAGAATCAGTACTCGCTGACTGAACATCCGCAAAGACGAGCGGATAGACGATTCGCTCACGGCTTGGGGTGCGAAGGTTTATCGTGTTGTCCGTTCCGATTGCAAGCGGGTCGCCCGTTCCGAACGAGTTCACCTGCGGGTGAGCATTTGCAAGAGCAAGAAGTGCCTGCTTGATTTTTATCCATGACATATGCTTGGAGTTTCAGAATGTTTTTAGAATGTGCGCCCATCGTTAGCAGTTATTGCAGTAGGGGTCGTAACCGTAGGGCCACGGGCGGTCAAGTCCAGCACCACGGCGCAGGGTTCTTGCGTCCAAGGCCATCCCCGTGTTGTAGTTCGTGCCGTTCGGGTAAATAGTATCCAATGCCGATGGCGGGGGAGGTTGAAGAGCGGGGTAATTTGCCTTTTGCTCCATGAGGTAGCGGGGTGATGCGCTCGGAATACCACTCGGCATCGTTCTTCACTTTGTCCGTCAACCTTGTGATTTCGTCCATGGACATTTGCGAAGATTCCTCGCTGGTACGGCGGACCATTCCTTTGTTCATGTACTTGAACGCCAAGACCATCGGAAGTTCATAGTACAACCATTGCACCATGGCGGGTTGGATGTAGTCCTCCAATAGCGTCGTGTTGAGTGCAGTCGTTGTGCCGCTCACTACCTCGCCCCACCNATTTCGCTAATAAAGAGCAGACCCGACTATCGGCTGGATTCGCTATTTCCTGCACCTTCACGATGGTAGGCCGAATCTGCGTAAAGGAAACATTCTCGTTGATTACGGAATTGTCCAGCAGCGTTTGTTCGCTGATAAAGAGTGCCTTCATGCTTTTGTGATTTTATTGCCCTTGCGGATGACGAGTTGCTGCTCCCATACATGGCGGCATTGCGGTCTATTCACTCCGCTGGCCGTGTGATACCAACCACCACGGCGGTTCCATACGGAGTACCCCATGATGCTGGAAATACCATCGATGTCGTCACGAGTGTAAACTTTGCCCGCGTCGGAAAGGTCCAGCATCACCTTGCAGAACTCACGGCTCGTCCGTTTGTCCTTGTTGCTGAAACCCGCCGCCCAAGAGTATTTGTACCTCACCTCCAGCACGGGTTCAGCCACTTCCTTGACATTCTTGGGCAAGCCTTGCTCTGCGATTTGGTCCACGGCACGGGCGATGGGGTAACGGTCTTTTGTAATCAAGTACGCCACACGCTTGGCGACTTTCGCCTTGCTGACCCCGAACTCCTTGGCCATTTCTTCCACGCTTGCATCCCGATTCTTCTTGCGGTAGGCTTCAATTTTTTTATCCAGTTCTTTTCTTCCTCGCCAAGTTCGGCGAAGGCTTGACGCACTTGGTCGTCTAAGTCGGCATCAAAGCGCATTGGCTTGGAATGCATGACAACATACTCGTCGGCATTACTCCCAAACTTGCTTGCGACCACCTCCAAGCCTTAAATTCCTCGTCGCCCCCATCCGTAGTCCTCGTCGTCTTCTTCGCCCCCATGTAGGCTCGCTGAAGGCTTGCTCTTGAACTCCGAGCAGGGTGTTCACTTCTTCGGGGGTTAGACCGAATCCAGCGGATAGCATTGTGCGGGCCATCTCCAAGGTGTATTTTTTCTTGGGGCATAGTGACGGACGATTCGCATCAAGTTCTGGTACTCACGGCCCGACAACTTCTTGATGTTGTCGTTGCCCATGACCATGGGCGTTTGCGGTTGCTCGTCGGGTTGGGGATTCGGACCCACCACATCGGCGGGTTGCTTTTCCAACGCAGGTAGGCCCGCTTTTTCCCGCAGTTCTTCGGGGGTCATGATAGTCAGCAGGGCGGCTTCGGATAGACGCTCCGTTATGGGTTCCACGGGAATAAGTTCCATACCCTCCACGCCGTTAAACGAACCCAAGTAGTTAATCATCCGCTCCACTTTGCGGACTCGGTCGTTGATGTATGTGGCCTTGAATAGTTCGTAAGCCTCCACCAGTTCCTGCCTGCCTCCCAGTTGGCCTTCGGTCTTAACGCCGAATAGCATGGGGTTCACGACCCTGTGCGAAATAAATATTTCTGATTGAATGGCCTTGTTGAGAATCTCAAACTGCTTGTCCATGTCCGATGGAGTGAGCGGTTCCAAAGTGGGAGCCTTGCTCACATCATCGTTGAAGGTCACAACAAAGCGACCCGCATTGTCGGTCCCCGAAAACTTGCGTTTAATCTGCCTTTCAATGTCGCCCTGTTCTTCAGGCGTTGGGATGCCGTTGTTGAAGTTTATCAAGTACCCGCCCCAAAAGTTGTTGCGGAGGTTGTTGTTGTGGAAGTTGGCCACTTGGACATCCGCTTCAATCCACGCCAAGCCTCCCATGTATTCGGGGAGGGGATAGGACTTCACGCCTGCAGCATACACTCGGTAGTAGAACAACTGCTTGCCGATGCGGTTGTCGGCATCAAAGGCGGGAATCTTTTCGACATCGCCAATCTTCGGGAACAACCGCACCATTGCATCGTCGTACCAATCGGCGACTTGGAACATCCGCTCGTCCTTGTCCACTCGGATTTTTTCAAAGGGAATGTGTTCCATTTTAGCAATGGTTCCCATCTTGTTCCATGTAACCGCAACGGCGAACCCGTTAAATAGTTCCAAGTCAAGGACGAGTTTTTCGGTGATGTCGTTGAGGTCGTCATGCTCGGATAACCCGTCAAAGAACTTGGCGTAGCGGGCCTGCTGCTCCACGGTCATTTTCTCCCCTGGTTGCCAGCCTCCGCCAACGATGTAGTTCACTTTTCCGTTAACTATGGCGTTGTGCTTGCTGCTTCGGCGGTAGTTGTCCAGCAGGTAGTAGGGGTACTCGTTGAACGCCCCGTAGGTGATGTACTTGCCCGCTTTGTTCTCCAACATGACAGGCACTTTGTGTTCAATCCCAAGCCATTGGGTGAACGATTGTTTTATGCTACTCATAGCGTGTGAACGGTGAAGTTGAGGGCCGAAATTGTTATTTCTCCGCCATCGCTTACGGCGTTGATGTAGATGGTAAACTCGTCGTTGACTGCACCTTGCAGAACGGTTTCCGTAAACACCGCATGGCCGTTGTTGTGCGATAGCGTGAGGTCAGCCAAGGATTGTGCAATGATTGTGCCATTCTTGGCTATGTAGATTTTCACTTGATTCCCGTTGCCCTGCGATATCACCAAGTTGACCGACACCCGCAAGGACGCATTGGTTGTACCTGTGTAGGTGATGGCGGTGGTTGTGCGGGTAAAGTTGTAGGCAGTCAGCAATCCCGATTTTAGCGGAGTTGTCAACTTGACTGCACTCCCTTGGGTCGGGGCAAATGATTTGCTTTCGTCCAAGTACAGGTTGGCCACGCCACGCTCTCGGTCCAAGGTGGCGGTATCGGCGAGGTCGTCGAAGAGACCACCAACACGGGCGGCGGTGTTCGCTCCTGCAGCGGTTTCGGTGGTGATGGTTGCGGCACTTGCCTGCAACTGGCTTCGGGTTTGTACGCTCATGCGAAGGATGGGTCAAAGGTTTGGTCAAAGACACCCTCATCGGTCGCCCCGAAAACGGTGTACTGGATGGAATTGCCGTAGGTGTTGAAGGTCAGCGATACTACCTGTACATACGCCAAGCCCGTTTCAACCACCGCAACGGCTGCACCAACCGTGGAAGAGGTATCGTAAACTTCATACTTATACGAGCCTGTTTCAATCGACCCCACGGCAAGCGAAAATTTGTCATAGCGTTCGGTGTATGAAGAAAGGTTTGCCGATTTCAGCAGGGTGAAGTCGGTCGTCAGGTTCTTGGCGATGTTCGTGAGCCGCAAGATGTAACGGTCCCCCGACGAGGCCCGCTGCGTCCAAGTGACGACGATTGTATTGGTGGTGTTCGGGGATAGGTAAATCACTCTATCCCTAAATGTACTTTGCGCCCGAATTTCACAATTTGCGCCCGATACTTCGGTAGAGTTCGGCCCTGCGCTCGGCGGTCTTGGTGATGTCAAACCGCTCCCTCACATCCTTGGACAACTGCACGGCCAAGGAGCGAGCGTAGTCGGGTTCGTTCACGAATTTCCTGACCGCCTTGTACCCAAGCGTCCTTCTTGCCGTAAGGTATCACAAGCCCGTTGTGGCCGTGGACCAATATGTCGGTGTAGGGGATGGTTTCCGAGGCGATGATAGCCTTGCCCATCCAGCCTGCTTCAACCACTTTCAACTCCGATTTGAGGCGGTTGAACTTGGTATCTCGGAGCGGTGCGATGGTTGCGTTGATGAAGTTGTAGCCCCCGACATAGGAATAGATGTCAGCGGCTTGGATTCTGCCGTA